CACAGACACCTACACCGACACCGTCGTTTGTTCCGGGGGTACCAAGTTATCCTACATCAATACAGTATAGTATATCAGATACTACAGTAGCACTTTACTTCTCCGCTCCGTATGACGGCGGTTCGCCAATAACAAAATACCAATACACATTTAATGACCCATCAAATCCTAGTACGGTTTGGTCAGACGCGGATCAACAAGAACCGCCGTTAGTTATTGATGTGCCTGGCTATGGAACATATACTATTCGTATCCGAGCTGTAAATGCAGTTGGCGATGGCGACGCCGCAGTAATAGAAATAAATGTAGTAGCACCATCACCTACACCTACACCTACTAAGACCCCGACACCGACGCCTACACCTACACCAACATCACCACAATAACGATACCTTGCATGTCGTAGTAAATTAATCCCATGTATATAGGTCTTAAAAATACAGTGCAATGAAACATGATAAGACGTAAATTACTTAACATGGCTGGTCGCATTTTTATTCAAGTAGCTTCATACCGAGATCCTCAATTAATACCTACCATTCGTTCTTGTATCAGTAGTGCAAAATTTCCAGAAAATTTAGTTTTTGCAATTGCAAGACAATATCATCCGGATGATAAATTTGACGATTTAACTGAGTATAAGAGTGATCCTCGGTTTAAAATTATAGATATTCCACACGAAGAATCAAAAGGAGTGTGTTGGGCTCGGAATTTAACTCAACAGCTTTATGATTCGGAAGAATATACCCTTCAAATTGATTCACATATGAGATTTGAGAAAAATTGGGATCATGAAATGATATCAATGATTAAAAAATTAAAGAAAAAAGGATATAAAAAACCTTTATTAACCGCATATGCGCCATCATTTGACCCAGATAACGACCCGAAAGGAAGAGCTCACGATCCTTGGCGTATGACATTTGACCGATTCACACCAGAGGGTGTTGTATTCTTTATGCCAGAAGCAATACCAGATTGGCAAAAATTAAAAGAACCAATCCCTGCAAGATTTTATTCAGCACATTTTTGTTTTACGATCGGCCAATTTGCTGTGGAAGTGCAACATAATCCTGAATATTATTTTCACGGTGAAGAAATTTCAATAGCGGTTCGTGCATATACACACGGGTATGATTTATTCCACCCGCATCGCGTATTAATATGGCATGAATATACCAGAAAAGGAAGAACAAAACAATGGGATGATGACAAAAATTGGGCAGAAAAGAATGACAAATCACACAACATCAATCGAAAGATGTTTGGCATGGATGGTATCCCACAAGAAGGTCATGACGGAATATATGGGTTTGGGAAAAATAGAACTCTAAGAGATTATGAAAAATATGCAGGAATACTTTTTAGCAAAAGAGCTGTACAGAGGTATGTGTTAGAAAAACACAATCCACCAAATCCTATAGAATATGATAGCGAAGAATTGTGGCTCGAAAGTTTTAGCCAGATATTTAAACACTGTATCGATATTGGATATCATCAAGTGCCTGAAGAAGACTATGATTTTTGGGTCGTTGCATTTCACGATGCAGAAGATAATACATTGTATCGCAGAGACGCTACTCTTAGTGAGATTGCTGTTATGATGAGAGATCCCGATAAATATTGTAAGATATGGAGAGAATTTTTAACTGAGGCCAAACCAACATATTGGGTTGTCTGGCCCTATTCCAAATCAAAAGGATGGTGCGAAAGAATAGTCGGTAATTTATGAAATTACATATGAGCGGTCTGGCTAACGGCATCGTTGATATTACTCACTAAAATATGAATACGTCTATAAACCAAACTACTAAATTCGTAAGTGCGATATATGAATTGAATTATGTCGCCGAACGCAATTGTGGTAGGTATAAAAATTTCCCTTTGATATCTGCTACAATCAAAAATATAATATTTCCAGAATATCAATATGTTATATATACTGATGAAAATACATATAATATATTTGACTTAAAAAATGAATTTCCACAATCAAATATCGAAATTAAATTTAAAGAATTAAATACATTACCCCAATGTGAGACAATCAAGCGAGTGCAGCGAGAAGAGTTCATATCGGCTGGTATGAACTACGACAGAATTTATTGTGTTGATAATTATTTAGAAGTTATTTTAAATAAATTACAATTTTTAATAGACGAGTCTGTGGGATGTGATAATGTATTTTGGATCGATGCCGGCTTGGTCGGAACATCGTGCCATGATAATTGGCGCTCTTATATTACACCTTTGATTAATTCCAAAAACTTTTTAGATAAATTGGTTGAAAAAAGCAGCACACCCGGATTTTTACATTTGAGGGGCGATGCAGTTGGTCTCGGAATAAATTATCATGCGAGGAATCGTCTCCGCGAGTTGCATAATCTTGATAGGTTTTATGGAGTCCCTGGTGCATTTTTTGGTGGCAAATCTGAGTTAGTCAAACAAATGTTGACCGGCTATCTTAATATTTTCGATCGATATGTTAATGAGTATAATCATCTAATAAGCGAGCAAGATGTCCTTAGCGTTATTACAGAAAAAAATAAAGACAAGTGCAGTTTTTTTGAAATTGATGATTGGCAAGATTTTCAACGAGCGGTCTTGCAAATTCTAGATATTTATGATGAATCTAGATACATTAAAGACAAATGCTACGAACAATGATGTGATTACATCGTTTATAGAATTAGACATACAAAATGAATATTGCACTAGTTACAGGACTCTGGGATATTGGTAGAGACAAGTTGGCTAATGAGTGGTCGAGGTCATTTCGGCATTATCTAGATAAACTTGCTCATCTTTTGAAAATAGAAGAAAATTTAATAATTTTTGGTGATAAAGAGTTAGAGGAGTTTGTAAAAGAGAGGAGAGATGAATCGAATACACAATTCATAGTCAGAGACAAAAGATGGTTTACCGATACCGAATTCTATGACAAAATACAGCTAATACGCAATAATCCAAATTGGCTTAATCAGTCCGGATGGTTGGCAGACTCGACTCAGGGTTCGCTTGATATGTATAATCCGTTGGTCATGTCTAAGATGTTTTTGTTAAATGATGCTCGCATTATGAGCAGATTTGACGCAGAATATTTATATTGGATAGATGCTGGAATTACTAATACGGTGCATCCTGGGTATTTTACGCACGACAAAATTCATGCAAAATTTCCTAATATATTTTCGCGGTTTGGATTTGTTGCATTTCCATATAAAGCAGAAACCGAAATACATGGATTTTCATATCCAAAAATAAATGAGTACGCCGGTAGTGATGTTAAATTGGTCTGCAGAGGTGGTTTATTCGGTGGTCATAAGAGCCTGGTATCAAAGGCGAATAGTATATATTACAATACATTAGCACAGACGCTCGGTGATGGTTATATGGGAACAGAAGAGTCTATTTTTAGTATTATGTTGTATAGACATCCTGATGTTTTCGAGTATTGTGAGATAGAAGAAAATGGATTGATTTGCAACTTTTGCGAAGATGTTAAAACTAATCATGCTATTTCCAAAACAACATCTAGAAAAAAAATCAATTTTGATTCAGGCATTTCTGTCGGATTGTATATTATATCATTTAACTCACCGAAGCAATTCAGAATTTTAATCGAAAGCATGCTTGCATACGATAAAGATTTTATTCATAAGACCAGAAAATTTTTGCTCGATAATTCAACAGATCTATCAACCACTCAGGAATATATAGACATATGTGAGCAATATGGATTTGAGCATATCAAAAAAGATAACATCGGAATAACAGGCGGGCGTGTATTTGTCGCCGACCATTTTGATTCATCAGGCATGCAATATTATTGGTTTTTTGAAGACGATATGAAATTCTATACTGGGCCAGAAATAATGTGTCGGTCTGGGTTTACACGCAAGATCGATTCCATTTTTACCAAATCATTGCAAATATTGACTAACGAAAATTTAGATTTTTTGAAACTTAATTTCACAGAATTTTACGGATCGCATGCAAAGCAATGGGCATGGTATAATGTAGACCAGGAATTTCGAAAAACACATTGGCCCAACTACTGCACACTTCCGACCCAAGGCCTAGATCCAAATTCTCCTTGCACAGAATTCAAGCATATTAAATCATATGAAGGAATAGCATATGCAATAGGCGAGGTATACCTATCAAACTGGCCCATTATATTATCCAAGGAAGGAAATTATAAATGCTACATCGAAACAAAATATGATTATCCATTTGAACAAACACTAATGTCTCACTGTTATAAAGAAATGTGCGAAGGCAAAATTACTGCAGGTGTTTTATTAGCCACACCAACTGAGCATGATAGATTCGATCATTATGAAGCAAGCCTCAGAAAAGAATTTTGATTTGAATATGCATGCCTGCTGTTCTAAATAGCATCATGGATATCGTACAATATGAAGAATATTTAAAAGAAAAAAATATTCATGTCATACCATCTAGCTATTGGGAATCCGACTATCCCAATTCTTTCACTCTCATAAAACCTTTTGATCCTACCGTATTTCAAAAGAATTATAATTCGTCTTATATCGACTCTAAGCAAACCTTTAATATTACGTTTTTATTCCAAAAGGAAGAATATTACGATACTAATGACACTTTAGCCCTGATCAAATATATTTTAAAATCTGGCTTATCCCAAAAGTATACAGTTACATTTAAATTCAATTACGATCCGCATCCTAATATTGTAAAAACTATGCCAATTGCTAATATTAGATATATTGGTAGGCTTCCAACAGAGGAATATTATGGATTGTTACAAAATAGTCATTTAATTTGCTCCAATCATCGCACTAATTATTCTGGTAGGTATCTAGCAGAAGCCGCTATGTTTTCTGTGCCGATTTTATCATCCCCTTCTGGAGGCAGTATGCAATTTTTGACTGACGACAATAGCTTGTTTTTCAAGACCAAGAATATGGATGGTCCTGAAAATTTTGTGCCTTGTGAAGAATGTTATGCAGGATTGTTTGGTGTTGTTGAAAAAAATTATAATAACCTGATTCGATTCGCTTATAGGTGTCGTGCTGTGGTTTCACGTTTATATTCGCCGTCATATTACGCAGACACCCTAAAATATATTCAGGAGGCAACAGAATTATGAAATACATATTTTTCGGATTACCAACTTACATGTCCGACCGAATATTAAACATATTTGGATCACTAAGCAATGTGGCTAGTTCTACTAATATTATTGGTACTCCAGCAGAATCATTAGATGTTGGTACTGTTATCAATATCAAAGAGAGAATCAAAGCATCTCCACATACAGCAGTATATCTACCAGCATATCCTCTCAATATGTTACCTGTGTTTTCAAAGCTGCCTCCTGGTGATTTTCGATATACATTGATTTATTTGAAATATAGCATTTATGATTATATTCTATACAAGACTATTGAATCAATGCAAAGTGCATCCTTGTCACTTCAGGATATTAATCGGTTTATTTTGACGAATGATTCGCATGTAAGAAGTTGGAAATCTCAATTCGAACAAGCATGCAGAACTGGTGTTTTTGATTTGTCGTTTGCTCTTCAATTTGATGTAGCTAGATACGTTAAAGATCCAGTCAAATACATTAAGGAATTTGCGGATGTATCGGAATCCGTTATTAGTGGATCTGTGGCAAACAATAAAATTGACAATCCGCTTTATCTGAATAGATATAATGTACCCGAACACTATTATAATTCGACCAAAGACATCATGCTTGGTGATAATACATTACAACATATACTAGAACTCTAATGCCTCTTACTATTCCAAAATTTCAATGTAACGCAGACGCCATTGTGGCATATGTCCAACAACCGCATATAGCTGAACTTTTTAGGCCAAGAGAAGGGCATCTTTCTCACGGAGATACCTATGGCCATAGCTCACGATTCTCGAGTCTTCTAAGCGAAGACATGCCAAAAGAATTAGTCAATTTAATCTTTTCAGGAGGCGGATGGGATGAAGACTTAAAGGATTTCTATCAGTTTATTCAAATTCAACGATATATGCCGGGTGATTATATTGCACCACACCAAGACAAGTATGCAATTAAAAAATTGCATCTCGTATGCCTTACCACAAGTCAAAGTAACGGATTCTATGTCTTCGAGGACGATCGTTTACACCGCATAGACGACGAAGCGGGTACAAAAATCGAGTTTCAATACGACGCCGTGCACTTTGTACCCACTTGCAATTACGAAAGATATTCATTAGTTATAGCAGAATAAAGACTATGGATAATAACTTATACGCGCTTTTCAATAAAACAAATAAAAAATTTGTATGCTTTTCTATTGGTAGTGAAAATTTGCCACCCGGCTCATTATATCGAAAGATTGAAATAGAGGGGGGCTTTAATCTAGACGCATACGAATGGATCGGTGATTATGATGATGGACAATTTGTAGACAAAAGCCAACAACCATTTAAAATATCAGAAGTTGATTTGCAAAAACAAATGTATGATATTTTCTTCCGCAAATTCGAACCAGTATATGTATTGATGAATATTATCAACACATTGCTAATACAGTACGAAAAAGACCAATTGCCTTGGATTGACGAGCCAATGGAAGAAATGCTACAATTTTATCGCAAGCTTCTGATCAGAACTGAAACAGATGCTAAATTTTATCAAAATTCAAAATTCCATACGTATTTAACTAAACAACAAATAGAAGAAGACTTCCAATCTCGGCTAGAAAATTGATGAAAAAATATGCACAATTCAAACAAGGCGTATATAAGCCTCTTAATAGAGCTAAGTGCACAAACTCGGGCAATATTATTTATCGCAGCTTTCTAGAACGGAGGTTCATGATTTGGTGTGACAAAAATGCCAATGTTATTGAATGGGGCTCAGAGAACGTGGTGGTGCCTTATATTTCGCCAGTCGATAATGCAGTTCATCGTTATATCGTCGATATGTACGTTAAAGTCCGTGAACGCGATAAGATCTGCAAATACCTCATTGAAATCAAGCCTTATAAGCAAACCATTCAGCCTACTATTACTAAAAAGAAAAAAGAATCAACTATCATTCATGAGCATGCAACATGGGTGGTAAACAATGCCAAATGGGAAGCAGCAAAAAGCTTTGCAAACAAGTACGGCATGAAATTTATTATCATCACAGATAAAGATTTGGATAATACGTGTAAGTAATTTTACATGTCCAAGAAAAAGCGACTTCGGCACCCCGAAGAAACTGATGAGCTTGCCAGAGTATATTTTGGCAGGGAAATTGACGGTCTAAATTTTAAAATCTATTGCAAATTTGATTTCAACGAAACACACAAAAGATTTTTACAGCTATTAGACGATGTAGACACAAAAATGGTCATGGTAGATGGCCCCGCTGGATCCGGTAAAACATATCTATCTGTTCTTGCAGGCCTAAAGCACCTATCACAGAGACACTTCGAAAAAATTGTATATATTCGAAGCATAGCAGAATCCGCAGCGAAAAGTATCGGATCATTGCCTGGCGAATTGGATGAAAAATTCAAACCATGGTCAATTCCGTTAATGGAAAAATTATCGGAGATAATTGATCGCACCACTATAGCAAATCTAATGGAAGACAATAGAATCGAGTGTGTTCCTGTTAACTTTGTAAGAGGCATGACATTCCATGATAGCTTTGTCATTATTGACGAAGCTCAGAATCTTGACTTCAAGGAATTGACTAGCTGCTTGACTCGATTCGGCAATAATAGCCAATATGTTGTTATTGGCGATGCCAAGCAAGCAGACATTGGCGAGCGCTCTGGGTTTAACCGCGCAACAAAGGCTTTTGCTGATGTTGAATGTATCGAGAACGACATTTATTCGTTCAAATTTACTGAAGATGATATTGTTCGCTCAGCAATCCTTAAACTCATAGTACGTAAACTAGGAGCCGTATAATAAAGCAAAAAATGGCACGATAACCATAGGAGAGTTATCGTGCCATTTTATAGTTACTGTTATGTATTATTTGTCGTATTTCGATTTATAGCAGGACACTAGTATTTCATAGAATCTTTCATTTGGTGCTGCTATTGATTGGCCGGCGTGTTCATATTTGGTTCTTGAATGTGGTTTATATACATACGCTAACCATTGGTACCCTAGACATTCTTCACAGAACTTTGCAATGGCACATGAATTATACTCGCCGCTTTGACAATCGATAATAATATTCCCCTTTGCATTTACAATAAAATTGATGATTGCATCTGCGTTTTGTATTTCATGTGCATCTTCTTTCAATACTACGGACAATTTAGGATATTGATCTAGTATGATATTGGCTGTACTGGTTTCCAGATTAGCATCTTGGATAGATATCCATGAGTAATTAATGATATTCAGGTTCCAGTTTTCGGCTACCTTTCTTGATACGTTTAATACCTTTGGGGGTGGCTTGAGCATATATCATTTTAGATTATTTCGGTCTAAAGAAAGATCGTAATTTTTATCACACAGCAATGAATTTTTTAGATCATCGCCATTAATTTCGAGCTCTTTTTTATTGTCCTCAACAAAAACCAACATATTGCCTTTTTCTTTTTTGCGGGCAAATTTGTAGACGGTCTTTTTATTATCTTTGCGAATTGAAATGTAGTACTTAGAAGATTTCATTACAGGGCAATTTTCTTTAAACGAGATTTGTCAATAGTACTATTCCGGCTACCAATTTGGTATGTAGTAAGATTTTGTTCTTGTGGTGCTGATTGTGACAATGTAGGATCAAGATACTCGACTAACCACGAACCGATTGGATTTTTCTTGCTAGCAAAAATCTTTTCATATCCCAAACTCGAAAGTCGGTTATTTGCCAACCATTCGATATATTGGTGTACATTCTCCTCATTGAATCCAATCAAACTACCCTTTGAGAACAAATAGCTAGCCCAATCCTTTTCACATTGAACTGCCGTTTTATACATCTCATAAACCAAGTCAGTATTCTTTTCTACTAGGTCTTGGAAACCTTCATCTGGATTGGTCTTCCAAAGCTTGATGATGTTTTGCGTAATTGCCACATGAAGCGATTCATCTTTATTGATCAGACGAATAATTTTCGCCATTTGAGGAGCCTTTCCTTGTTTGCCAAACCAGAAAGAGAACAGGAACGATACGTGGAAATTAAGTCCTTCTGCAATCTGCGTTGACAAAACAGTCTTAAAGATTTGCTCTTGAACATTTCTATCCGAATCTTTAGTGCCTAAAAGATCGTCAAATGCTTTAGTCACTTCGACGGATCTCTTATTGATTTCTTCATTGACTACGATTGAGTCAAAAAATTCCTCTGGCTTCTTGGTAAGGCCTTTAAGTGCATGCGTATAGGATTCACTATGAAGAACTTCACAGAATTGCCAATACGAACATGCTGCTTCCAATTCAGGTAGCGTAATGTATTTGGTAATTTCGTTAATGCCTCTGCTCAGCACTGAGTCTGTTGCCGTTTGCCACATTAGATTATTCTCAAAGATCCATTTCTCTGTAGCACTCATTGTGTCAATTTTCGACGCTTCGCCAGAAAAATCAATCTCCTCTGGATTCCAGAATGCAGACTTTTGATCTTGATATAAATCATAAAATTTCTTATACTTGAAAACATCGAACCGTTGTAGGTTGAGTTCGGGTCCTAAGAACATTTTACGTTCATGTGGTGGAATATTAGATTTGTTGTATACGCTTTTCATAGTGAGCAAAATCCGGTAGCACATCCAGAATCGTCCGAAGACTCGGCTTTTTCTGCTGTATCATTTTCTGAGACTTCTTCCGCAGCAAGACTTGTGTCTGCTGAGACTATTTGTTTGTTCTTCGCATAATAAAGGGTCTTCAGACCGTATTTGTATGATAAAAGAATATCATACGCAACGTCTGTAGTTTCAAGTTTATTATTCTCGTAATTGCCGTAGTTGTAGTAATGATTGGTACTAGCAGCCATGCACAACCATTTTGTAATAGCTGCAGCACATTTGATAATTCCTTCATTTGTACAATCATACGCCGATTTATAATACTTACCGTATTTCTTTGCACCTGGCGCAATCCATGCCGCACTTCCTTGACGATCATCTTTGAATTGGAAAAGACTGACAATTGGTTCCATGCCATTAGTCGAATTCTGGGTTAGAGAACTATTGTGCGATACAATCTTGCTTTTTCCAGAGTCGATTACATAAGAATGGACATTTGGAGATTCTACGTCGTACGTTGGGCAAATTTCATTGGATTTCGTTATTTTTTTAATTTTCATATTCGTATATAATTTATTCGATTTCCATAATTTCTTCGTCAACTGAAAGTTCTTCCACGGTCTTCCACCCATCCTTGGCCAGGAATCTATGATCTTTAGTCGCTTTGATAATATCACCATTTTCAAGCTCAATATCAAATACTTCGCTAGCGCCGTTGTAATAAATTCTATTCGTCTCAACCGGCCCGTCTTTGGTGTCGAGTGTAATAGTTTTATCAGACTCATGCCAGCCTTTCATGTCATGCATTTCAATATTCTTCCACGAAAACCCAAGTTGTTCGCAAATTTCATGGAAGTTCATAGGTTTGCCATCAACAAAGACTTTGGTATCCCATTTTAGGCACTTTTCACACGGCATCTGCGCGGAGACCGTCATGTTTCTCATACCATCGCGACGAATATTTGACATCAAGGTATCCCAGTCCATTGAAGGCTTTCTGGTAATGAATTCATCTACATCCTTCTTGTATAGATCAAGCTTTGAATGTCCTTGCGCGTATTTGGATTTAGGCCAATCAGGAGCGGGTCCCTTTTCTTTCGCCAACATCCAAGATGCCTCCATCAAGTAGTATTGCTGGCGCTCCATGAACTCATCGATAGCATTAGGTGCTTCTGGTGAATCATGATTCAATCCTTGTGCGGCTAACCATCCTGCTAGATTAGTAATACCGATCCCAAGAGATCGCTTATTCTTAGTAAATCTCTCCGCAGCAGGAGCAAAGTATAGTTGGCGGTCCACCATATCATCTAGCATGCGTACTGCTTGATGACATACTTCACGATGCTCATTTGCGGTCCTGATATTAAGCATATTGACAGCGGCAAGCAGACAGGTACCAATTTCGCCGTCAGGATCATCTAATGATTGACATGGTTTCGTTGGTTGTAGAATTTCTACACAAAGATTTGTCATGTTGACTCGTTCTGTCCATGGAGAATATTCATTAGCGAGGTCGATATTGAGAATGTAAATTCTATTCGTTTCGATTCTTTCCTTAATCAAAGAATCAAAGATATCATCTGCAGGAATGGACTTCTTGAATTTGAGATTTGGATTAGCTTCTGCTTTAAGATAAAGCTCGTCAAATTCTGGCATGCCAAATGAATCAAACAATTCAGGAACCTCATGATTCGAGAATAGAGTAATGTTTCCCCCTTCATTCCAGCGTTCATAGAAGATTTTAGAAATACCAATTACATAGTCAAGATGTCTTACACGATTATATTCGGTACCACCAACATTTCGCAATTGGAGAATAGATTCAATCTCCCAATGGAAAATAGGTGCATTGGCTGTACCGGCACCACGTCTAGCACCACCTTGTTGCTGAGACTTGATCGCATCTTGGAACACTTTGAGATATGGAATAACCCCACCATGAATAGTCTCGCCATTCTTAACAGGAGCCCCAACACCACGAATCTTGCCGAAATCTAATCCAATGCCATATCCATAACTGGTAGCCCTCGCCATAATATGCGCAGACGAAAAGATCGAGTCTGCCGTATCATCGACTTGAATCAAGCAACATGATGCACCTGTCTTAACAGGGGTTCTCCATCTTGTAAGCATCGGTGTTGGAATATTCAAACGACGCTCTGATACGTCGTTATAGAATTGGCGAATATATTGAATCCGTTTCTTGGATTCATAATTTGCATAGTGAGACATGCCGATGCACATAAATGCAAACTGTGGTGTTTCATACACCTTATGATTGACACGATCTTGCACCAATCCAGTCCGCACCAAATGCTTCATGCCAGCAAAATCGAACATAGTCTCGTCTCTTTCGTGGTCAATATAACTACCAATCTTATTGATCTCTTCCTCACTGAACTTGTTAATCAGCTCATCTGTATAGACTCCAAGGTCTACGCATTTCTTGATGTGGTCATACAAGCGTGGTGGTGTATTACCTCCCCATACCTCTTTGCGAAGACCATATACCAAAAGTCTTGCAGCAACAATTGAATAATTTGGATTTTCTAAAGAAATAAGATCCTCTGCTGATTTAACTAATGCATCTTGAATTTCTGCTGAGGTGATGCCATTATAGAAGTTGATCTTGGCATTCATAAGAATATCAATTGCAGATGCTCCTGTTACGCCTTTCGTTGCATGGTAGACCATTCTATTGGCCTTTTCTGCGTCGAAAATTTCTGTGTCTCCGTTACGTTTTTTAACTAAAATATCTTTCATGTAATTTTTATCGAGCATACGTTTTAGTATTTAGAGCCGCATAATGGCGGAATCTATACTATTCATTCAATTATTTTATTATTAATCTTCGCCTTCAATATCTACTGAAATCGTCTCATCATCGAGAATGATTTCTTGGATTTTATCGAACAAAATCATTTCCGCCTTTTCTTGATCGAATGGATTGTCCACCTCAGAAATAACCGTCTTGATTAGGTATGCGATTGCATGGGCACAGTCTTCGATATTTGTATCTTTACAAATTTTGATGTCGAAACCATCCTCGTCTTGATTTACTACAAATAATTTATTTGTGTCTCTTGAATAATCATTTACACTCATATATGTAATATGATGTGTTGTGTACGTGAAATCAAGCTTTATATTGCTCTATTAGCATTCTTTCTGACCGCGCGTCTGCTCCTATCTTGTAGATAATCTGGACTGCATTTTGTATTTCTTTTAGCATATAGTCATTGATTATATTAAGCTCAATGTCTGTAGCCTCTTCATTTTCATCATTATTCAAAAGACCGGAATCGATTAATGTTTGTGCCCATGATTTTGCGATGGCATCTGCAATTTCTGGTATGTCTTTAGAGCTAAACATAGTCAGATATTTTTTGAAAAGATAGAAAACGAGATAGTTCGTTATGTCTTCTCTGAATATTGACTTGATGTCAGATTCAAATTGAAATTCTTCGGTCACGGCAGTTTGAGATTCAGATGCTTCAAGACAGCCAAAAGATGGGTGGCTTCATAAACTGCGTCAAAGAGGGCATGATGTGGCGGATGTTTTTCTGATCTTTCTTTTCGAAATTTGTTATCTTGATCAAACTGGAGGATGGTTCTTACGCATCTTTCTTTATTGTATGGCCATGGAGATCTTTTGCCACAAAGTTTGAAGCTGTCTTCAAGAATTGAGCAATCAAATGACGGGCCGTGTCCCCAGATGTAGCTATTGGGTACTTTACGAAACCAATCTTCAAATTTGGTAATAGCTGTATCGAGGGTGCAGGGATCGACAAGCAGTGCCTTTTGCACATTTTCTGGTTGTTTTTTCCACCAGTTCATCGTATTCATTTCTGTAGTAGCACCTCGTTGGACTGAATCCAGCGGATCTACATTAGTATAGAATGTGTCGTACATTCCGTTGCTATCAAATCTAACTGCACCTATGGAAAGGATCGCCGCGTTATGTTGCGTTGATAACGTTTCGAGGTCTACTAATACGTGATTTCTCATTTATATATCTATGGTTGTTGATCTTTATTATCAACAAAGCGAGTATACTTTTCAACAATGGATTTTTTAATTTCTTCGCCGTCAGAATTGACAGGCACTTTTGTTAATTTTTCCATAACAACTTCCGCGATAGAGTGCTGCAGATGATAATGGACTGGTTTATTATTATTAAGAACCGCTAAAAGAAGGCAATGTTCGTCGTCCGTTAATTGCTTGATAAAATCGGTATGGAATGTCATGTATTCTATTTTGTGTAGGTTGATTGGTGGTTCTTTAATTCTGTTTCAACATGGTGTAGTTTATCAAGAACGTTGTCTTTGAAGTTCGACATTGCTGCTGCAAACGATATAATAATGATGGCGACTAATCCATACCCCAGAAAGTCGTAAGAATCAAGTGAACAGATAAACATATAAAAATTATTTATACACGATACATGTCTTTATTCTTATTTGGTGTAGTTTTGTCTCTCTATCAATCTGTATCTTTTGTCTGAATGCCACACCTCTCCTTCTGTCTGGACTTCGTAGATTCCTTCTGTGGTTTGGATCTGAGTGCCTTTGAGCGGTGTCAGAATCGATGGTTGGTAAATTTTAAGAGGTGTTGCCAACGGCAGGCTTTCCTGATGCGAGTGTTTACACGCCAGTAGTTGTATTGCCAGTGCCATTAGGAGTAGTTTTGCTTTCATTCTTTTTTGGGGTAAAGTATTCTCTCATGTCTTTCATGAACCTTTGCTCTAATAAGAGATATGAATATATCAAATCGGCTTTATCTGCAGAATCATTAGTTTTTTGTGCACGAAGTGTTTCGATTTGATCAGCATATTCTTTTTGCTTCTCTCTAGATTTAGAATGGATTTCGTAGTAATAATACTTGCCCTTCCATTCTAAAAATAGAATAGTCGCATCCAGAAGTCTTTTGATGATCTCTATCATTTCTCTTTGCCTGTTTCTTTGGCGTGTAGAATATTGAGTGCAAGAAAATCAATTACTTTGTATATTTTGGCAAGTGTAGTTCCTTCTTTAGGTGTTGGGATGATGGCAGCAAGTGCAGAAGCAAATGTCACCAATGCCGAAAATACTTGAAAATATTGATTGTTGATTAGAGGTTTAAGTAATTCTTCCATGAAACTACTTACCCATGTTGAATGTACTTTCGCTGATATTCATCAAAAGTGCTGTTTGCAAGATTGATGTTCTAATCGGAGTCAGTGATATGCCATGATCGATTGCCCGCTGACTATCTAGTGCGCAATTTGCTCTTGGAATTGGATCCATGGCCTTGTATTCCTCTAAGGTCATGTATTGTTTTTCACCAATTTTATTTCCCATAACAGAAGTTAATATGTCTATGATCTCTTTAGTTGTGATGTAACCAGGCTGTGTTAAATTGAATATTTTGCAGTTCGTTTGCAAACTGAATGTCTTGTATGCTGCCCGCACGAACTCGTATAGATCCGTGTAAGAATTCGTTGTATTGATTAGTTTTTTGAAGAGGATGAGCTTGCTGAGAAGGTTTTTTGGGTGCGCCACAGAATTAAACGGAAGCCGCATTCTCCATATTAACGCATCGGTGTTTTTGAGTAATTTTTCACCAAGTGCTTTGGTGCCGCTGTACCAAGAAGAATTAGCATTATCGAAGCAAAAGTTGGGCTCGTCTGTTTCATTGTATAATTTTGTAGGAGATTCGCCTACATCACATCGAGGGTCACTATATACGCAACCAGTAGAAACATGGCCAAATTTGATATTGAGGCTGTCACATATTTCTGCGATTCTTAAAGGCATGAACGCGTTTGCTTCAATGCATTCTGTTTTTGCATCTGGTAGCTCACATGCCGCAATATTTGGAGATCCGGTATATGCTGCACAATTAATCACCCGCTCTATACCATTTTCAAGAAGATATTTTCTAAACTCTTCCTTGATTATAGGATGTCTGGCTGAATAGGTTTTGAGTCCTGGGCTCAAATCATCTAGATAACGAGCAAAGACATTACCAACATAACCATTAGACCCCAACAATAACGTCATGGTTTTGTGTCACCTCCTTGGCCAGCAGCCTCTTTTTTACTGCTCTTTGAAGACCAGCTGATCAAATCCCACCCACTATCAAACTTTTTTGAATTCTCGCCTTTGCGTCGCTTTGGTCCTTTGCCTGCTTGGAATTTGCTCATATGTTATATTATTACCGTCTTAAAATAAAATCAATGATTACCTGCGGCTTTTCGAAGAATTTTCTGAAAATTAAAATCACCCCTTCAATTACCTCAGGGCTTACAACCCCAACTATGCCGTAAATTAATGCTTTAGTAAAGCTACTGAAATCTGATTGCTCGAGTACGAACCATGCAATGCTACTTGAAATTCCAGCGGCAAGGATTTTTCTCACATAAGAACCGATGCTATACTTTGCATTGCTGTGTAAGATTCTGGCTAGCATACCGCCAGCGCCTATGAGAGAAACAATCCAGCCGCCTTCTGTGAATCGATCGACAATAGTTTTTTCTGTGTCCATTATATTACCAATACTTATTTAAGTCATTGATAACTATTGGACATCCCCTATCAATTATCGTAAATATTGATCACGTTGTGCAGGAGTTGTGGTCCGTTGATGAACATTTCGCCTGCAACTTTATTAAGTCCCAATGCGGTATTGGTGCCAATTTCATCTCGGTGATGGCTTGAGAGCGCAGTAGCGAGATTGAATACGTCATAGTTATTGACTTTCGTATAAACCAAACGCTTTTGCTTTGCTGGCATTTCACTAAGATCAATACCGCGATTCTTATGTTCGATGATAGTATCAAGATACCAGTCAGGCATCAAGGCGTCTCGTTGGTCTGCGTTCAGCACATCTGCAACTGCTTCCATTTCATAGAACGATGCACGGTGGTTCTTCATCTTTTCTACCCGAGGGATGATCAAAGAAGAGGCATTGTTTTCTTTGATGAAGTTAAGGAACTGGCGCCCAACATTCTTTGTTTTATGGGATTGGCGGTAAACAAGATTCTCACGAGTAGTCATTCCATTCGTACACAGCAAACGGAGGAAATAATTTGAATATTTCTGCGATACGAGACCGATCTGAGTAGTCACGCCGAATTTCCAAAGATCCCCTTCACCACAATTGACTTCATCAGACCCAGTAGTGTCAATGAAGAAGGTTGCATTCTCTGGACTGAAATAGGCACGGCTAATGCTATTTTCAGATGCGATGATACTATTCATCAAACAATCAATGCGATCATCGTAGTCCAGCTGGGTCGCTTCAGATGGCCCGTCTTTGATCACACAGGTGATGTTCTCTTTCTTGTCGGCGATATAACCAAACCGCTTGTTGCGATCAATGGTCTGCAATGCCTCTTGCAACGGCTTCCAATTTTGATCTGGTTCCTTGAGTACTCCATTAGTAAGACGGGTACGAAGGCCAATCACATCCATGAGATCATTGAACTGTGTCGTATTGATCTTATTGTCGTGGATATAAACACCATCTTTACTGCAATTAAGATCTGCAGCACTGAATGGCCGAACGTTGTAAGATTTGATTTCTGTTTTGAGGTCGTCGATGATTTGCATGTTTTAATATCACCGCGGGCGAGTACGCAATCAACTCAATTCTCAATCAGCACATACGTAAACGTTTCTTTTGCAAAGTCCTGTCCATACAAGCGAATCGCTTCTGCTTTTGCTGCAGCATAGAACGCAGGCCATTGCGAAGGTGGAAATGTTTGACATCCTTCAGATGATGTTCCATTAATACCTCCTCTGTGAATGTTGATTCCGAACCATCCAGTATCCAAGACACCACCATCTCTTTTAACTGTTACCTCGCCCCTGCGTTGGCAGATTGCTGGGTGTGGCCTACTTCCATTGTGCG